GGGTAGGCGGCCCCTCTTATTCACCTAGATCTAGAGCATCACCTTCATAGCCCACGCCGTATCTCCCGAAGTTGGGATTACAGAGAAAAGCTTGTCTAGTTGCTCTCTAGTCGCCAGTGCCACTGGCGGCACGTTAAGGAAACGCGCTCTAGGTATAAAAGGTAACCTGATAACTGATTTCAGCATCTTGTGTAAGGCTCGCGCACATTTATACTTAACAGACAAAGACACGTCAGATAATTCCAACTTTGTCTTCCTAGTTACGTCTAATTGCGATCGCGTAGCCCTGTAAACAGATGCTTTAATCGTATCATACGATACCTTTTCGCGGACTACTCTATGTAGCCTGCGGGCATAATCAATGATTCCCGGTGTTAGTCTCGAAACATCTACACTCAGTTCATCCCCTTCTGTCTCCTGATAGGTGACCTTTTCTTCAACAAGGATCTCAACTGGCGCCCATCGCTCCGTTGACAAACCGCCGGCAACCACATGAGTGTGCACTGCTATCAGTAACGCTTGGCGTGAAACGTTGTAAATAGTCGCCAGCCTATTAATAATGTTATCAAGCAGCAGCTTGTGGCCGAGCTCTGCCTGCGGACATCGCCTAGTCAACTCTTTCAGCCTTGTGACAGCCGCTTCTGCTGCCAACGTAGCTCGTACAGGTTGCTGACTTTCAACTCTAGAGTGTACTGCTGTAGCGCAGGCTCGTGTTGCATACTGCGCTCCTAGACCATCACGGAGTTCAAGCTTGTGGTCAACTCTGAGAAACTCACCCGTCGAAAAGACATTACACTTTGTAGCTTGTGCTCTTGCATTAATTTTGGCCATACGGCTGTGGACTTGTACGACAGATCTAGTGGTACGTACGGCTAGCAGGACATCATCACCGTTGTGTACTGAGTCAACCACACCCGGCGATGACAAAGCTCCAGAAATGTCCATATATATGAAGTTTAGCGCGGTGTTGAGAAAGGTCGTCAATCGAGAGCCCGACAATAGAGTCCCGTTAACAGTGTAAGGTGCACCGTCACTCGGAATTACCTTAACATCGAGTAAGGAGTCAGCAACCCACTGCACCGCCTCAACCTGTGCTTCGCTCATTTGATTAGCAAACGTATCCTTATATGCCATGATGACTGCCATCATTGATGCAGTTGAGTGTTGTGCATTAAAGTCGTCAAAATCATAGCAGCATGACTCACTGCTCTCAAGCATCATTTTGAGTCGTTTATGCACCCGACCGGCCTCGGCGTCTTCACCCACAGGAAACCTGTGTTTGAAAACCTCTTCACAGTTATATAGTCCAAAGTGAGCTACCGTAGCTGACGTTAGGTCTACTCCGTATATCGCACGCTCCTTGCCCCACTCATATTTTACTGATGGCCAAGCCCTAACTTGCGGTGCCCTGGTAAAGAACGACTTGATGTGCTCCCTGCTCATTGCATTTAATGTCACAAACTTAGTTCTGTGGCGATAATTCTCTCTCATGATATACTGCTGGTCTTCTTCATATTGAGAGTGGACGCTGCCAGAAGGTGACCATTCCCAGCGTGAACATGTGAAGTCTTCGAGGCTCATCTTCTTGTATTGGTAGCCGTGTCTAGCTCCCATCTTGAAAATGCGTACCGCCGCTTCGTACACCTCACGGGGGTCTGCGACTATTACGTCGGGGTTGACTCGGTGCCGCCGTTCAGCCTCCCAGTCGATGCTTCCAACTCCTCTGTTTACTAACGTCTGGAGCTCAAAAAGATCAGTGAGGTCGACGTATAGGGCGTTCTGCAAAGCCTTCATCGGTGTCGATGCCTGCTTGAGATTTTGCATAACTGCGTCCAAGTCTCCGATCCAAAGCCAGCTTGACGTCGCTACTTGCATAGCTATAGGAAGTTTGATTGAGGCCACATATAACAACGCCGTGGCGACGAATGCTTCTGTTACTCCCGATACTCTACGCAGCTTACTCAATAATACGCTCATTATGTAAACACGGTTCACATCAGCCTTAAACGCGTCCCACACCTCCTCTGGTCTTATGTGTGTGTGATGTTCACCTGTTACCTTGGCCCTGTCAAACTCCCCCACCTTCGGTGGGAGGGTCGTTACACGCGGGTACACTCCTGCGAACGTCGGCTTCAATATAAGCGCTGGTGTGTTGCATCCATCTACATCAGAGAGTCGTAATTGTCTACCATCGAGTACATCACTGATAACCGTTGTTTTACCAGAGGTGGCAGTTGGGTTACAGGATACTCGACGTCTAGATACAATGCATTAATACCACCGTTCGAAACCATAGTCACAGGTACTGAATACTTTGCTACTCGAAAATGCCCCACCCCTGTTATTTCATCCTTTTGATCTGAGACATGGATAAGGACGTGTGTCGCCTTGTCTCGCGCACAGCTAATGATTGTGGTGGTGCTGAAGCGTACCCACACTGGCACACAGGTCCGTGATAGTGGGACAACACGGATAGGCGCTCTTCTGCCTTTAAGTGCCGCCTTACGCTGCGTGAACTCAGCTTCAGGCAATGCCGGGTTAGAGCAGTGTAATGTCACAATACCGGCGGGTTGTGACATAATCGCCTGGTCTATCCAGGTGCGGGGTCTGCGACCGCAG